GGCCAACCAGCTCAAGCATTTCCAGAGCAGAATCACCAAGCCCATGTTGAAACCCACAAAAGTTTATTTTTTACAGAGATTGTCAAGCAAAGTCCCCAAGTTCAAGCATTGATTATCAGCCATTGCATGCAACATTTACAATTTATGGCCGCACAAATGGCTCAAGAACAGATGCCGCCAGAAATGCAGCAAAGAATTTCTGAGATCCAGGCACAGATGCAACAAGTCACGCCAGAAGAGGCACAAATGATTGGCCAACAAATACAAATGATTATGGAGCAGATGAGCTCAACTGTCATGGCACAGTTAGCTGGTGAGTTTCTACAATCCATAGGAATGAGCGGAAGCGAAGATCCACTGGTTGACATAAGAAAAAGGGAGCTGGACCTTAAAGACAAAGAATTGGATCTTGAAAATCAACAGTTTGCGCAGAAACAAGACCAAAGAGCGCAAGAAAAAATGATGGATGCAGAATTGCAATCGGAGCGCATGAATGTGCAAAAATCAATAGCAGATGATAAACTCGAAGTGGCGATTGACAGATTGAAACAAAATGCAGATCTGAAATTGTTTGAATTAGAAAATAAAATTAGAGGCTTGTTATGACAACATCGTACAAATTAGAAGCGGTTAAAAATCTTAAAGCTGAAAAAGAAGCTGAAAGGATTAAAGAAGCCGAAGAACTCAAAGCTGCTCAAGATGCAGAGGAGAAAAAACACCAGGCAAATCTTGATCGGATAGCCAATAAAATGGCTAGAATTGAAGCTGGATTGCCTGTTGAAGAGGAAGTGGTTGAAAAACCAGCTCCTAAAAAAGCTGCGGCTAAGAAAAAAGCACCAGCTAAGAAAAAAGCAACGGCTGCTAAGAAAAAACCAGCGGCTAAGAAAAAAGGTAGACCAAAAAAATCAAAATAAATGGATGATATTTCTTTAATCGATAAGGTTAAAAGACTAATCGAGCGCAGAGAGGAACAGATACAAGAAACTCTCATGTCGGGTAGTCTAAAAGATATGGAACATTATAAATATTTGCAAGGAGAGCTTTCTGCTTTATACTATATTGCAAACGAAATTAGTGACATAGGAAAGGATATATAATGTCGGAAGCAGCAGAAAACAACATTATGGCAAAAAAGGTAGCAGAGGCTTATGTTGATCCAACAGACTTAGTTTTAGATCCAGAAAAGCTGGATTCCTCAATATTAGAAAGGATGCCACAACCCACAGGTTGGCGTATGTTGGTATTGCCTTATGCTGGTAAAGTAAAAACAAAAGGCGGAATTGTACTGGCACAAGAAACAGTCGATCGTGAAGCATTGGCAACAGTTGTTGCTTATGTGGTAAAAATGGGGCCGCAATGTTACAACGATGAATCCAGGTTTGGAGACAAGCCTTGGTGTGAAGAAAAACAATGGGTTTTAATCGGACGCTACTCTGGTTCGAGATTTAAACTTGAGGATGGTGCAGAGGTCAGAATCATTAATGATGATGAAGTAATAGCCACAATACTCAATCCAGATGATATAGTGAGCTTATGACAGATAACGAAGTAAAAGAAATCCAGCAACCAGAGGTTGAGGATATCGAGGTAGAAGTGACTGACAATGAGGCGCCAGCCGAAGCATCGACCGATGATGAGTTAGAACAATATACAAAAGGTGTTTCTAAACGAATTAATAAATTAAACGCTAGAAATAGAGCAACCGAAGAAAGAGCACAGCAATTAGAAACGGCCCTCCAACAAAGAGAGTCAGAAGTGCAAACTTACTATCAACATGCTCTCCAAGCACAACAAAATCTTTTAGCAAAAGAAGAAGAAAATGTTGAGGTTAAAGAAAGAGAGGCTAATGAGCTCTACAAAAGAGCACATACAGCTGGCGATGCTGATTTAATGTCAAAAGCCGATAGTTTGAAAAACGAGGTTTCTATACAAAAAGAGAAAATTCGTATCGCAAAACAAAATCAAGAACAATCTCAGCAGCAAGCGCAATATACTCAATATCCGCAAAACGTACAGCAAGCGCAACAACAAACTCAACAAGAGGTTAAGCCAACAAATGAAGCATTGGATTGGCAGTCACAAAATAATTGGTATGGAAAAGATCCAGAGCCAACACAATATGCTTACTTTACTCATGTGAATTTAGTTAATGAAGGATTTGAACCAGACTCCGAAGAGTATTATAGTGAGTTAAATACAAGAATTTATAAAGTTTATCCGGATCTTAGATCCGATAATGCCGGACAAAAAGAGGAAAGGCCCGCTGTGCAAAGAGTCACCTCTGCTTCCGTTGGGAGTCGGCAAAAAACACAAGGCAAAAAGAACGGCGTATCATTCACAAAAAGTGAAGTCGAGACTCTCCGTGGGATAAAACCTTATGGCATGACAGATGATGCTTGGTTGAAATCCGTTGCTAAAGAAAAACAAAAAATAGCAAGCCGGGAGGCAAAATGACTGAATCAAATAATGAAACGATACATACCAGAAAATCTCGTGAGTCCGAGTCTCACGCTAAAACATCTCGTAGACAACCTTGGAGGCCAGTAAGAAAACTTGAAACACCTCCGGCACCAGAAGGATACGAATATCGTTGGATAAGAGAATCCATGCTGGGGCAAGAGGATAAAGCGAATGTGGCAAGAAGAATCCGTGAAGGTTGGGAGCTCGTAAGAGGTTCTGATTTACCCGATGAATATTCTTACCCCGTTGCAGAAACAGGTAGACATGCTGGTTTAATTTATAGCGAAGGACTATTATTGGCGAAAATACCTTCACAGACTCGAGATGAACGTAATGCTTATTACGAAGAACAAACCCGTCTTAGAACTGAGGCCTTGGACAACAATATGTTTAACGATGCCAGAAAAGATGGAAGATATGTGAAGTATGACTCCAATCGAAAGTCCAATGTTACTTTTGGGAAAAAGTAACAAACATAAATAGGAGTAAATCTTATGGCAAATAAAGATGCCGCTTTTGGTTTAAAGCCTGTTCGTGAAATGGGCGGAGCACCCTACTCTGGAGGTCAATCCAGATATAGAATTGCTAGTGGCGCCACAACTCCAATTTACCAAGGCGACTTGGTAACACAGCTAACAGCTGGAGTTTTAGGACGTCATGCCGCAACTGGTACTGTTCCGATTGTCGGAGTGTTTAACGGAGTTTCATACACCGATCCCACTACAGGCGAACAAGTCTTTAAAAACTATTATCCTGGCAGTATTTCTGCTTCGGATATTATTGCAAGCGTGATTGACGATCCTAATGTTGTCTTTGAAGTACAAGCAGACGATACCTTCCCGGTAGCTGATCTGTTTGGAAACTTTGACATCGTGGATGGTTCTCCCGTTGGCGATACTAAATCTGGAAGATCAAATACTGAGCTAGATGTAACTACTGGTGCTACGACCGCGACGTTACCGCTCAAATGTATTGACATTTCCCAGGATCCCGATAACGACGACGTAGCGTCAAGCAACACCAATGTTCTATGTGTGATTCAAAACCACATCATGGGGCAGAAAGGTGCTGGTTTAGCATAAGGAGATAAATAATGGCTATTTCAAGAGCACAACTAGCGAAAGAGCTTGAGCCTGGGCTAAATGCACTTTTTGGAATGTCCTACGACTCTTATGACAGAGAATATGAAGATATTTTCGTCACAGAAGATTCAAGTAGAGCATTTGAAGAAGAGGTGTTGATAACAGGATTCGGTTCTGCACCCGTTAAATCAGAAGGTCAAGGTGTTGTATTTGACAACGCTTCTGAAAGTTACAGCGCAAGATATACGCATGATACGATTGCACTTGCATTTGCACTTACAGAAGAAGCTGTCGAAGACAATCTTTATGACTCTCTGGGCAAACGATATGTTAAAGCATTGGCCAAATCTATGGCTAATACTAAAGAAACCAAAGGAGCCGACGTGTTGAACAACGCTTTCTCATCCAGTTTTACTGGAGGCGATGGCGTATCACTCATTAACACTGCTCACCCACTTTCCGGTGGAGGAACAGCTGCTAATAGAGCGACAACTATGGCGGATCTCAATGAGGCTTCCTTAGAAGATGCTTTAATTGACATTTCAACCTTTACAGACGACAGAGGATTAACTGTTTCTGTTCAAGCGGAAAAAATGATTATTCCGCCGCAACTCGTTTTTGTTGCAGACAGAATCTTAAACTCTGCGAATAGATCTGGAACAGCTGATAATGACATCAACGCGATTAGAAACACTGGAGTATTACCAGGTGGCTACGCGGTCAATCATTATCTTTCTGATCCGGATGCTTTCTTCCTCCTTACTTCTGTCAATGGAGCGGGCGAAGGTCTAAAAATGTTCCAAAGATCTCCAATGGAGACTTCTATGGAACCAGACTTTTCAACTGGCAACATTAGATATAAGGCTAGAGAAAGATATTCCTTCGGTTTCTCTGATTGGAGAGGAATCTATGGATCTCAAGGTGCATAATTTGAAGTCGTAATACACTTTATTACTCAGTATTACAAAAGAGGGCCCTCACGGGCCCTTTTTTTTGGCCTGTAAATAATTGCAAAATAATGTATATTATTATTTGCATATAGTTGCAATCTTTAGTATATTAAATATGTGAGACATTTAATTAACAAACCAATAGGAGAAAAAAATGATTAACGTCAAATTGAAAAAAGATGAAGTTAAGCTCATAGACTATGCTCTTGAGCTTGCCTATGCTTGTGGGGACGGAAGCCCCGTCTTGAAACCTTGTGATTACAATCACCCCGATTTAGAAGAAAGACTTGATAAAGATTGGGAAGTGGCCGAGGGCATACTTAGAAAAATTAGGGAGGTAGCGTAATGAGTGCATTTTTAGTAAATCCAGAACACATAACCGAAGTTGTAAAGTGGGCAGAGAACAAAAATTTTTCTTATGCTTATAACTGCATAACTAAAAAACCCATAGACTGTGATCCAAAGAATATGGTTGTGATAATGGCTCAAGCCAACATAGATAGCTTAATTGCAAGATATGGAGACACTTGGCCAAAAGAAGATTTTGAGAATTACGTTGAAGCGTGTTTAAAAAATCTCAAATACAGCACAGATGGAGTAAGTCAAAGTTTAATGACAGGTGTTGGTGAATGTCAGCTCACAGAGAATGATATTTATAACATGTTAAAATGCTGGAATTACCAAGCGTGTGAAGTTGAAAATTGGTTTGAGACAGACGCTTACTGGCTACATGTTTATATGAAAGATCACGTTGCCAGTGAAATGGCCAAAGATGCTGATATAACATGGGAATATAACAAAAATGAATGGATGGACGTAGCATAATGACGCTAGTAAACAAAATATTTGTTGATATGGATGGAGTCTTAGCCGACTTTGAAAAAGGTATTGAGCTGCCAATGTTTCTCAACGGCCCGTTTACCAACAAAGACGACTACGACTCCAGGAAGAAAGAATTATCCGACAAAGGATTGTTTGCAGCTTTACCTCCAATGCCCGGCATGGAGCTCCTGGTAAATTATTTGAAGAATACCGGGATCCATTGGGAGATCTTGACGGCCTCTGGCTCAATCAACAGACCAGTGGTTGTCAGAGACAAAACTATTTGGGTAAACAAATACATACATCCAAAGCCGATAGTCACCTCTACATTAAGAGGCGCAGACAAGGCGGTTTATGCCAGGCCATCTCACGTCCTTATTGATGATAGAAAATCAAACATCGATGCCTGGACCGGAGCTGGTGGTATTGGAATCGTACATACTACAGCTGAGAGCACAATAGAGCAGCTCGAATCACTCGGAATCAGCTCTGTTGCACAAAAGACCGCCTAGTAGTATCATCAGAGTGTAGAATAAATGTTGCGGGCATGGTGCTCGCAATGGTCTATTTATAAGGAGGGACTGTTTATGACTACACATTTCACTTCGGGTGTTACCAATGTTGGGACTGATACAACACTAGGTAAAATTAAAATGCCCGCACCACACAAGTATCACTCATACTTCAATGATTTTGATACTTATCTTTCGTCCGACTGGACAATCACAACAACTGAGGACGGAACTGGATCCGCGACAGAGGCTTTAGCCGATGGCGATGGTGGTTTACTACTCATTACCAATGCAGCTGGCGACAATGACCATGACTTTTTCCAACTGGTTAAAGAAGGTTTCAAATACGAAACTGGAAAGCAGCTGGCTTTCAACATGAGGTTTAAAACCAATGATGCCACGCAATCAGACATCGTAGGTGGTTTACAACTGACTGACACGACGCCTTTGGATGTTACAGATGGTATTTTCTTTTTGAAGTCTGACGGCGGAACAACTGTTACTTTCATCGTTGAAAAAGACAGCACGCAATCGACTTTGGATCTGCCAAACGCTTTGGCCGACGATACTTTTATGACTGTAGGTTTTGTTTATGATCCTAAAGATCAGAAGTTTCATGTCTTCCAAAACAATGTTTTGGCGGGCACTGTAGTAAGCACTAATGCTCCAGATAATGAAGAGATGACTCTTTCATTTGGCATACAAAATGGTGCTGCTGCTGCTAAAACTTTGACAGTCGATTATGTTGGAGCCATGAAAGAGCGTACAGCAGTTACAGAGCTGTAAGGAGTAGATTATGGCTGATGCAGTAACTTCACAAACTATCCAAGATGG